AAATTATTTCGGAACATATTTATAACATAAATGGATGATTGTTACAGGGTTAAGTGCGGCCATAATAACCGCACTTTTTTACTAGACCTGAGGGTATGCCGAGGCTTGGATTACCCGCCGTTTATCTTAAACCTTATCAGGCCAAGGGTCGGATGTTGTCCACATCATAGCTGGCGGTCTTAGATTTTTTGGGCCAATGTCAGGTATTGCATCATTGCCTCTGACTTTTGGGTCTGAGTGATATGGGGTAAATCGCATAAAATTAGAGTCGCCCACACCTCCCACATAAATACCTGCAACAGCTCGATTGGTGTCATCATCGAATAGGCTAAATCCACAAGAGTCATCTGATCTAAACCCAAGAGGGATTCCACTTGTACCAATAACCTCAACTCGACCTGCTTGTCGTGGGCTATAACCTTTTTCGGTTTTGCCTAAATAACCAAACAATCCCCAAGACAACCCGCCCATATGGCATGATACAAGATTGCCTTGCCTGCGGAATTTAATGTAAGCACCAGGCTTTAGGTTTTTAGTTACAGCATTAACTAAACCGGTATCACCATCTGTAACCATCCATTTTCCGTTGCGTTTTTGCCATTTCCACGCGCCCACTCTACCGCCATCTGATGATTCATAAATGGTGCCATTCGGCTCATTCCCTGTTATTTTTCCGCCCGTTGTGTCAGGCTTATCGGGGCGACCGCTACCAAGCACAACGGTTATGGCTTTAATATCTCGCCCGATTTGCTCGATGACCTCGGGCAATTGTTGCAAAAGGTCCATTAGCTATTTTTCCCTTTTTGATAAGCCGCCTTTAAGTCCATTGCTTTTAGGGCGTTAATTTGCTCAATCACGCCATCTAAACTTTGTTTAAATTCAGTGATCTTGCTGGTTAATGCCTCAGGCGCACTGCTTCCGCTTGCTTTGAGTTTGCGTAATTCCTCCGCGAGCTCACGGAATGTATCTAAATCTGCTGATACCTCGCCGCCTAACAGGTCATTTTTAAGTTGGGTTATCTTTGTCTCAATTTGAGCCAAAATCGCTTTGTCTTGCTCGCCTAAGTAAGTCGCAAATTCGGTTAATAATTGTTGGATAGTTTGTGTAGTCATAGTTGTCCTATTTTGTGAGGATTAGTCGAAAGACATTGCCCTGTTCCAAAGGGATTGAGACTTTCATAGTCGTCCTATTTTGTAGTTGAGTATTAGATCATTGATATTAGGGATTACAGGCATGTATTGTTGGTTGGTTAATTTAACCTTGAATACCCTCTTGCCTATTAGTTTCACCTTTATTTGGGGTTTATCTCTAACTTTGATCGTTATTGTTTTATCCACTAACCACCTCTCTAGTCACATCTGCTAATAGAGCAAAATCCCCCCCAGCTAGCGTGCGTACTAGTTGATTACCGTCAATGCTTTGCAAATCCCATTTAGCACTTTCCCAAGTGGCATTTTCGGTTTTGTCATGGCTTATGCTGACCTTAATCTGGTTATTCTCGACAGTAATATCGCCAGTTTTAGTGGAGAGTTTGATGATTGGCTCGCTTTTCTTAGTTGGCTTAATATGTAAATCAAACCGATACCCACTAAAATCAACCGCACTTTCATCTTCGTGCGTGACTTCAAACACCCACCCTTCGTCGTCTCCACGAATCATTTCCAAATCGATTGTTTCCATTTCCCCTCCAATAAAAAACCGCCCGTAGGCGGCATCTCTAATAATTAGATGATTAGATAACAATCTGTCCTTGCTCTTTTAAGTAAGCATAGATGCGATCTAAATCGATTTGCTCCGTTGTTTTGCCAATGTCATCTTGAGTTAATGGTTTACCTAAAATGCTTTTGGCTGTGGCTGGATCAATCCATTTATATTCAGAGATGATTGGAGTAAAGTCTGTCACTGCCCCATCATTGTCTGTACCAGTACCAAGTACATATTTAGCATTAATTGAGCCATCCTCTTGTTTAGAGTATGCGGCGATTACCGAATACATTTGGTTTAAGATTTTATTAAATGTTGTCATTTTTTACTCCGTAAATAAATTAAAGTCCACGTAATTCCACAATAATTGTATCGATGTTCCCATTTAAAGGATAAGTGCTTCCGCCCCCCTCAATAAACATTGGGGCGATGTATATACCAATTTTCCGTCTATCCCACCTCCATTCTTCAAATGCGATAACTGTTTGAGCTGTCCGGATGCCATTTCTACGCTGTGGTTCTGGAGCCATAAAAGCGTTACTCATTTGTAATATAACGCCGTATTTTTCCCTGTTTGATCTTTCTTCCGAGTACCCAAAACACTGCCCATCAGCCCTAATGGTTGATACTCCGATAGGGTTTAAATATCGGTGTTCCGAAGAAAACACAATGTCACCATTAGCGTTATAGACAACCATCCCATATTGACCTGTAACGGGTCTTGGACTGCCAAAAACAAAATACTCGACTTTGAGACTATACCCATCTGGTCGGTTAAATGGGACCGGTATAGGGCAAGCCTCATTAAATCTAAAGTCGGTGGCGGGGAATATCTGCATCTCATAAGTAACGGTATTTCCGTTACGCTTGACAATGTAACAATTAACCATACAAGAGTTAGTCGCTCGGATGGCGACAATCTCATCAATATTACAAGTGATGCTTTGCTGACCTGCATTTAGCTCACCTTTACGCAAAAATGCCAAGCTTTTAAAATTGGCGTCAATGCTTGAGCCCCATTTATCAATTTCTATTCCGAACATTTAGTAAGTCCCGTAATACAAAAGATATTCTTGGTCGTTGGGCGAGGTGAAAATCACGTGTTGACTATTGCTGTCAAACCGTAATTCGATAATGCGCCCAGCCACAATGTTTGTATTGATTGGTGACGCCATAAAAAAAGGCCGTTGGTATTGCTTTAGCTCAATTTTTTGACTTCCACTCCCTCGGATAACTCTAACACCCTGTAATTTCAGTACGCTCTGATGGCTCGTAAACAGTCGTCGCTTATTTGCGGCGTATATCTCCACTCCGTAATCAGACATAATTACTCCTTAAGCTACGTGAGTTTCCCGATCTTAACCCTAACATTACCACGCTCGTCATAAACAACGATTTGCTCGTTATCCATCACAATACCAACATTACCTTGATTAGCTCTCATCTCAACTTGACCAGTATTATTAACCTTAAATCGATTATTGATGTTAATTGATCCGCCCGTGATGTTGCCAAGGTCCGCACTAATAGCAGATAAACTGGATACATTAAGCTTATCCGCGGTTAATGAGCGTGTGGCAATATGATTTGCACCAATACTCTCAGCCGCGACGTGTTTAGCCGTCACTGCTCCAGTTGCAATCTCATTAGCGGTAACACTATTAGCCGCTAATTGCTCGGTAGTGATTGTTCTGGTGACGATAGAGCCACCGTGTATTGAGGTTACACCTGCATTGACCCAAGGGCTAGGCTGTGTGGCGTATTGAGTACATTCTTCGAACATTGCACGAGCTAAAAACATCCAACAGCCACTAGAATTTGATCCGTCTGCATCGTAAAAGAAGAAAAATACATCAACGCTTACACCATTAGGCGGTACTTGAAATTTAATGAACGCTCGTTCTGCGTCATTGATACCTACGAAATTTTTATTTTTTGGTACGCTAGATGTGGTTTTATGCAATAGCAATTCTCCGTTGCGTCCTCGCACATCAATATAAATTTCAACCTTAGTACAATTTTGGTTGCCCATATATGCGGATACGATATACCAATTATTTACTGTAACAGGCACATTTTGATAAATACCTGTTCGAGTGGAACTATTATTAGTTCGTCGATTGTGGAAACGTACAACATTTTCATTAGGCAAATAGCCACCTTTCTTTAAACCATAATCAGGATCTTGAAAACATCTACGCTCACCTTTTTGACTATCTGTTAATCCTTGTTCCAATAACGTCCACCCGTGAGGCACACCATTTGTCGGATTAGCAAAAATTGGGTTATAGAAAAGGTTGCCACCTAGTCCAATAGCCAATTTATCCGCTGTAACCTGCCCTGCTGCCATGTGTTCGGCTCGCACAGCTCCAGCTTGCAACGCTCCAGCTCCAATTGTGTTTACACCAATCTGATCGGCTTGCAACGTGCCTACTAATTGAGTTGTATTGATTCGTATGCCGTTTACATCAACCCCATTTTCGATGTATTTACTACCGTTCCAAGTGTATAGTTTTCCGTCGGCCGTATTATAGACTTGCTTGTAGCCTATAAATTTATTGACGTTTAACCCTGTTACGGTTTTAGTCATTTCAAGGTTGCGAGCTGGCAACGCAGTATCAATTACCTCATTTACGATGTTTTGAGATAGTTTTTTATTCAACACCTCTAATTCGGCATCAATATCTACCGCACTTTCACCTTTAATTCCTGACTGTTGATTAAATGGGCCAACATTCACACCACGAGCATGTCGCAACCAGTAATATCTAACCTGTTTTGCGCCAACTTCGTGCGTGTACATTTTTGCTGTGACTTTCGTCAAACGCTTGGCAGTTTTAATGTCATCTGTTTCACTTACAAAAATTTCTGTCGCAGTAACATCATCAACCCAATCCCACTCAAGCGTGATATTACCCAGACCGCCAGTTGTTCTTACGCCTGTAGGTGCAGGCGGTTTATTGATGGTAAAGGTCTGAGTTTTTTCGCTTAATAACTGCCCATTCTCATTTTTAACCTGGATAAGGACGCTATAATCCCCATTTTCGAGACTGTCTATATTAAGATTGGGAGACGGTTGTCCTAATCGCACGTCATATAGCACACCGCCTTTATAAATGCGGATATCGTATTTGACGATGCCATTACCGCCAGTCACTCTACTGTCAACTGATACGCTACCATCTGCATTTACTGCCACACCAATGTTACTAATTTGCGGTGTAGTAAGTACTGTCGTTCCTACTGGCTCAAACTTGGCGCCATTATCAACGATTGCCTCTTTTTGTGGCTCGTGTTGTAACGCCATAATGGTGTACTTGCCTTTGCTCTCCTCTTTTACAGATAATGCCTTAAATAATTGGCTTGTTACTTGTTGAGTAGCTAAAGACCATACACCGTAGAGTTCCAAACCCACTGGCGGTTGGTCGAGTGTCACCTCTGCACCATTGGCTGAGATAATCTTAATATTTTGATGTTTAGCATTGGCATTGATATAGCTAAGATAACTATTACCGCTAAGGGTGATTTCACGGTCTAATGTTACGGTTTTGCCATTAATAGCTAAAACTCGACCACCAATATTAGTACCTGCATAGTGCGTATCAGCGACTTTGATAATGTCGCCAGGGATATGCATTAACCCTTCTGCGCCAACGGTAAACGTGACTGTTTTAGTTTCTAATTTTTCTGTTTGTAGCAACCATAAGGCAGTGCGGTGCGCTTGCCCTCTTGATGTACAGCCAAAAGCCGTGATTTTCTTAACGTTTAATCCGTGCTTGCGAATTTCTTCGTCATCAGAAACGTATTCAATCGTTTTTTCGTAGCTATTCTCTTTATCCGCGTATTCAACTTGGATTGCATTGTGGCGCGATTTTCGAGCCGAAAATGTATAGCTAAACCCGCTCTCATCCACGTTGGCATTTGTATAAGTCCAGACTGGATCTGCCGGTCTATCCATTACCACGGTTAGTTGCTGACCATTCCAAACTGGCATTGCTCGGAAAATTGAGCAAATGTCATTAATAACTTGGTAAGCAGAGCGTTGTTCGGTTAACCAAGCATTACAGGTAAATCGTGGCTCTTGCCCGCCAAATCCATCTGGCACTAATTGGTCACAATATTGAGCGACTTGATATAACGCCCATTTATCCGCACCAAACTCACCAAGTCTTCCGCCTAAGCCATAGCGTTTATTCGTTACGACATCATAGAGCACCCAAGCTGGATTATCTGTCCAGTCAATTTTAAATGTGCCATCCCACATCCCCGTATATTTCCGAGTACGAGTGTCATAGTTGCTTGGTACTTTTACTTTTAAGCCAAGTAGGTCATAGGTACGAGTAGGGATATTGCTAAAATATTCAGAATCAAACTTAACCCCCATCAAGGCTGTGTTTGGATAAGCAAACTCGGTATCAATAATCTCTGTGTAGCTAGACCAAATGGTATTATTTTGTAGGCGCTGTGTTGTGCTATCCTCTGTAGTTCTCTCGACTTTGACAATAAATGGCACGCTAGGCAGATTATCAAAAGTATGATGTTGCAAATACTGAGAGCTATACTTGCCACTAATTGACACAGGGTAAGTTCTTGAGCCGATAGTAATGATAAAGTTTACTGTTGTTCCGTTGGTGTCGCCATTATCCTCTTGCTTAAAAAGCGATTGGACACCAATGGTCAAGCGTAATCGAGATACTTTGGCATCCGTCACGGTTCTTGTAAGCGGTAGATTTTTCTTAACTAGAGTGCCAACACCGACCTCTTTTTCGGAGGTGTTAAACCCAGCCATTAAATCCTGTACTTGACCGCCTACACGCCCCTCTACCTGCACATTTTTGAAATTATAAGAGCCGTCTTTGTTTTGTACTGGCGTTTTGTCAAAATAGATGGATTTCATTCCATCGGCTAAACCGTAAACTTCGCCCTCTGAAATTACTTCAACAATTTTGACAAGTTGCTTACTTCTTCCGCTCTCTTTTGCCTCGACTGGAGTATGACCGCCACCACCGCCACCTTTACCCATTGAAAACTCCTTAAATTTCAGTATCCATCGTTTCTACACCCTGAGATATAATGAGAGAGCCTACCCTTATTCTCCCATACGCCAATGGCATAGGTTTTCCCTGCGCTGTCATATTCGACAAATTGGAAAATGCTGTAGATTGTTTCTTTTCTTTTTCAGTCCCCTGTTTCATCTCTGGCATTTTAGTGAGCATTTGAGCAACACCGCCCAATAATAGAGATGCCCCAACAGAGCCAACTACCCAAGCGGCATTAGTGCTAAGCAGACCAAATCCAAGCGGGCCTAAAGCGATTGCCCCAGCAATAATTGCGACACCCGCAATCACACCAAATAATCCGCCACGTTTTGAGCCTTTTAAAACAGGTGTAAAATGCACTGTTGCATCATCTTTTAGTTTGTGGCTCAGCCCTTGCTCGAGATAGCGATTATCAAAGTAGTCTCGCCCTACTCGCACGGTAAACAATCCTTGTTGAATGAATTGGCGCAATTTAGGAATTTGGCTCGTTAAGGCTTGGACTATCTCTGCCGTAGTTTGGCAATCTAGCCTAAATTCAGATCCAAACTGTTTAAGGCTACCGTAAAATCTAACGTTGACCATGCGTTATATCTCCAAATACTATGAGTGTGTTTAAGCCAATATCCATCATATAAATCACGCTTGGATAATCGTTTTGGTGCATGATGAAGAACCATTTGATTACCGACATAAATTGCTGCGTGATTGGGTACATCAGCCCCGATGTTGATTAAGATAACATCGCCTATTTGTGGTTCTTTTACTTGCTCAAAACCATGTTTTGCCATGTTATCTAGGTAGAGATTAAAGCCATCTTCCCACCAGTAATCGTCTCGTTCAAAGTCGGGTAAATTACAACCAGATAAGCGGTAAAAATCTCTAAATAATGTGTAGCAATCCATTTCACCGTGTTTAAAATCACGGCCAATTAAAAATGGAATCTTCGGAAAAATATGGATTTGCTCATCACAAACTAACCAAAAATCTAACTGGCTATAAAGTTGTGTTTGTAAATCTGCTTGTGATAGTTTTGGCTCGCCTTGTGGGTGAGAGTGAACCAATGCCACAACCTCGCCTTTCTCTGATGCGTTGATAAAATCTTCTGGTGTAATCTCAAAGTGGTTTTCCTTATCTTCTGCCACGTTCTCGCAAGGTATAAAGACTTTTTCACTACCCACTAAAACAACAAAACCACAGCTTTCCTGTGGTTCTTTTGATTTTGAGTAACGGATTATTTCGTTGTGTAACTTACCGTCCATCATCTACCCCAATTTATCAACGCTAACAAATCCGCCATAGTTGTGCGTGTTGTTTCTTAACTTGCAACCAGTCAGCAATCCGCTGCACTTATCCTTTTTAGGGTCGGTTGTCGGTTGGTCTTTTTCATCCGCTACTGCTCTGCCTGTATAGCCACACTCAACGCTACGATATAGCCAACTGCAAGTAGATGTAATCATTCTTGCACCAATTAATGCATTGTCAGTCTCAGACGGCAAAGCCAGTGTAAACTGAGCAATATCTCGATTTAATGAGGATAATTGCTCAATCACAAAGTAACTTAACGCCTCTTGCGTTGGGTCTGCCTTTTTATTGCCATTTGCAAAATTCACCGCATCAAGATAGTGCATATAGACTAATCTGCGTCTGACAATCCCACCCAAACACTGATCAAAGCGGTTACAAAGTGCGGTAATAAATCCGTTAATATTTCCCAATGTAAGAGTTGGACGGTTACTTGGTCCATTACCTGACATTTCAAAACCATCAGCTTTTACAGCAAATGGCTCAAATGTTTTGCCTTGCCATACGATAGATTGTGATTTTTCATTGGTGCCAGCATAAAAGCGATATAACTCACCATTCATGCCGTCATTATCTTTCAATCCTCGTAAATCAACTTCAAACAACTCAATGAGTGCATTTTGTTCAAGTTTGGCAAGGTCGAGTTTAAATGCGTTGCTAATTAAGGCTGGCATTATTTACTCCAATAAAAAACCGCACTTTCTAAAAGATTGTGCGGTTATAAGTTCACGAAAAGATCTAACTGTTTAATTTGTAAAAGCTCACGCTCAAGGGCTTGCTTTTCCGATTTGCATTGCTGCAATAATTTTCCCCGTTCACCAGCACGTTGAGTATATTCGGCTTTCTTTTGTTGCCACAATGCCAACTTGTTTTTGACTTCATCACGGCGAGCAATACCCTCTGTCCAGTAATCCCATAAAGCTAAGAAACATTCTTCTTGGTAATTTTCCAAGCGTTCTTTTAAATCGGCACGCACTTTGTTTGGGTTAAGCCCAAATAACCAGCCGTTCAGCTTTTTAATCGGAATACATAACATTTCACGTTTTTTGCCATCTTCGGCTACTATGGTTATGATAACCATAGTTGAATTTAATACATCATCACGTTTCATTCGAGAATATTGAGATTTCCAATCCAAGCCGATATTTTCGCAGATTGGTTTCATAGCGGTGTAATGTGTACCGTTTTGTTCAAATGTAACTAAAGATTGATGATTGAATGAAATTGTTTGGGTTGAGATTTGATTAGCCATTTCTGACTCCTTTG